ATGTCGCCCCCAACTGATACAGTTGAATCAAATCTTAATTTTAATCATCCCATCATTTTTCGAGCTGCCGAAATTCTACGCCCTAGCCCGGAGTCATGCTTTAATTAATGTCAAATTTCATGGGCAGTTTGAGAGAGGGGAGTTTGATTTCTATGGACCAAATTCAAAAAAGAAATTATATCTCAAGGGGAAAAGAGAGTGGGATTATTCTTCTGCGAACCCTGATTTTCATGGAGGATTTTTTTCTCAATATACATTCTTCCCAAACCTAGAAGAAGAAACAAAGAAATACAAAAAGAAGAAATATGATGATATGGTCGACGATAAGGAGGAGCAAGAAAAGCAGCTCACCCCCCAACAGGTTGAGCGGAGAATCACTGCAGATATTGTCAGAAAGATGCTCAAGGGAGTTCCTAAATTAACGCAGTTGCAGATAGCTGCAGCACTTGGGCTTAACAGAAACACAATCTGCAACTATGTCAACGACGACTTATTCAAAAAAATTGAAAATTGAAAAATCCATTTCTGCTCTGCTCGGCCTAATACTAATAAAACTATGAACTAAGGTGACCTAAGTGCACAGCCCTGGCCGCCTGTCACGCTGTCACGCTGTTAACACAGGTTTATAAATAAAAATTGTCTCATATATAGTTATGGTTTTATCTATTACAAAGGAGGTTTTAAAATGAAGTTTAATAAGAAAGGAGCAGCTGGCCAGATTGGTGCTTTGGTTGGAGGTATAATTGGACTTGTGTTTATGATAGTTGTTGGATTTGTTTCCCTTAACGTATTGACAGACGCAAATCTTTTGACTGCAGATTCCACCATGGACAACGCAACAGATGCTCTTATAGGAAACTTGACTAGCGGAGTTAACAACGTATCGACAAAGGTGCCGGTGATGTTCACTATTGCAGTTGCGGTTCTTCTTCTTGGATTGATTGTGTTCCTGGTTATGAGAGCAAGACAGACACAGCAAGCTCAAGGAGGTTCTATTTAATTTGAAAATTAAATAGTGAGCCATTCAAGACGGAGACCCTCCCGGGGGAAACTTGCGAGCATCCGGGGGCGTCTTGAATAATAATTAAGAAAAAGAATTTTTGATTTATTTCTTATCAACTATCGACAATAAAATTCGATTAGTTTCTAATAATATATTTTGGAGTCCTAGCAGCGAGTCCACCATCTCCGCTCGATAGTATGCTTTGTTTTGCATATTGAGCAAGCTCTTCATCTGTTGGTTCTCCTTGATTAATAATTCCACCTGGGCCGATGTTATCTCCACCGGACTTTCTTCCTGGGTCGTCATCTTGTTTATACCTCCTTCTCAATATTTTCATTTTAATGTCATCATAAAGTTTCCATAAAAGAAAAGTCATTCCAGCGACGAACAAAACTCCGACAATTATTTCGAGCCACATTTTAAGCCGGTGAGATTCCACTTCCTCCCGAGCATATTGAATCAACATGAGCGAGGGCTCTAGTTATCGGCTCTACAACCTTTTCAAAGTTTCCCGAGGCTGCTGTTAAACTTTGGGCTGTGTTTCCCATCTGCTCCAGCAAAAACCAAATCCCGGCCATAAGAATTATTAAAGTAACACCACCAAGAATCCAAGTTCCATATCTATCCATAAAAGTTATTTTCGGGCCATAGTTTTCCGCAGCATTCTTTCGGAGAGCGACGCTGATATATTTTATATCTCTATCGACTGGCTCGATGTCGAGGGTTCCCATCTTTGCATCCAGGTCTCCCAAAACTATATTATACCAGCCGCCATCTTGACCGACAGCGAACCAGTATTGATTTGTTCCCATCTTTTTCCCGTAAGCAGTAAGGGGCATCTTCTTTTTTCTGAGCCAGAAAACTTCTGTCCCGTCTTTTGACAATCTCAAATATCTGGCCTTATCTTTCATCGAAACACCCCAGCCCTTCCCAGAAACATTTTCAAACACTACAATATCAAACTTATAATGAACCTTTTGCGTATAATACCATATAGCCAGGCCAGCAATTCCAATTCCAACCAAAGCAATTAAAAAAATAAGAATATACATCCCCACCGACGACGCTGCGAATCCACCCAGGGACAATCCTGTTTCAAGTCCGGCTATTGTGGGCATTGTGCGGTCCTCCTCTCTCCCTCAGAATAAACAAGGCTCATAAAAAAGTCTTTCCATGAAATTGACCTTTTTAAATATTTTAAGTCGGCAGCGACGGAGTGTTCCTCTTTTGTCAAAGCGATATTAATGTTTTTAATCTCTTTCATAACTTAGACTAACTTATTCTCCTATTTAAACATTTCTAATTTCTAAAAGCAGCGGCCCTCTCGGCCTTCCAGCATCCTCGATGGAAATAATTCCCATGAAGTTTCGCATATTTATGATGAGGTTTGATTTCTCCTCCGCATGAAGTGCAAACTCTTAGTTTTTTGTCGACGCTGCCTCGAAATCCTTGAGGGATTATAGGTTCTTCTTCAACTACTTCTTTTTCTTTTCTCCTTAAGAATTTAGGAATCCAATTCATAATGAGAACCCGAAAAGCCGATTAATAAACTTTTTTATTTTATGTTTGAATATGATTCTTAATATAAGTGGGACTAGAAGAAGGCAGAAGGCCACTCCGTTTATGAATCCTAGGAAGAAGGTGGTCCAGTCAATCATTTTGTTTCACCTTCCCCCGATTTTGTGAATTTATTTAATATAATCATAAATCCTATAAATGAAATTATAGAACCAACAAAAACTCCAATTAGTCCTACTATCCATAATATATATGTTTCTACTATCATTATATTTTCACCTCACTTTGTTTTGTTTTGCGAATTATAACATTCCCAGCATAAACTACAATCTCCTTTGTATCCATAATTTTCTAACCAATCAAAATAAGCTGCCATGCTTAATTCGTTTGAATCTAAAATAATTATTTCTTGTCTGTGTCCACATTTGTATTTTGGTATTTCCATCGTAATTTAAGCCTTAGGCGAAACAATCGTCCGTTTAAATTTAATTTCGCTTAACACTATAAAACCCCCCCTGATTTCCTAGTCCTTTTAATCCTGGGCCTTCCCAACTTCTTTCCCTGGGCTCTGGCCCTATCTAACCCGGCCATCGTTCTTTCCCGGATGATGCTCCTCTCGAACTCCGCAAAACTCCCCATTATCTGCATCATTAATTTTCCAGTTGAAGTCCCCAAATCAATATTCTCCATGTAACTCACAAGAATCACGCCCTTCTCATGGAGCGTCTCCATGTGGGTCACCAATTCCCGGAGGCTCCTGGCCCACCGGTCCAACTTATAAAACAATAAACCATCAAACTCCTTCTTAAGGAGCCGATTGTATAAGGCCCACTGAACAGGCCTGGACTTCCTGGTTGATTCCTTCTCCTGGAATATTTCATATTCCCACCCCATCCTCTCGCAATATTCAACTAGAGGATTAATCTGATTCTCCAGGATTTGGTCTGTTCTCGAAACTCTAACATAAATCGCAAATTTCATTTTATTTTATTTCCATACTGGTTTATTTCTTTCCTCTGCTGAATTAATTATTTCTTGATTTTTTTCAATCTCCTTCTTATTGCATTCTTTGCAGAGTTCCGAATAATATCCTCGGAATCCAATCTCTTTCAAACATTCCCAACATCTATGGTTTTTTGTTATTATTCTCATGTGATTATAAAGCCGGGTCTCGCCAAGCCCGGACTTTTTTATAAAGAGGGCGAGGAAAGATAACCTCGCAGCGAGTATAAAGCCCGACAGCATTCGGGCAAATTAAATTAATCTCTATCGACTAAAACCTGAAATATCTTCGGTGCATTCTTTCCGGTTTGGGCCTGACCCAATCCTTTGAACACGACTTTGATTTTGTCGCCAATCTTGATTCCAACCATTCGCTGGTCCAATATTGTGCATCCCCAGATTGAGAGCGGCTTTTCCTTAACCTCTAAAGTGTAGAGCATCGATTTCTGAGGCCCGACATCATGTTGGATTTTAATCAACACACCTTCAAGCTCGTCGCCTTCTTCTTTGAAGTCGAAGATTCCTGGTTTGTTTTCTTCATACGCCATTATTTTCCTCCTGTTTATTTAGATTTTAATATTTTAGTTATATTTGAATCTACTTGTTCTTCTTCTGTTAATTCTATTGAATCAATCAATTCTTGTGCATTCATCTTCTAGGCCTCTCAACTTTTATTAAATCTGATATATCAACCCAATCTCCAACAGCCAAGTCATGATATCTCATAAACTCAGGTGATAAGACAATAACTTTCGAGTCTCCCCATTTCTTAACTTCTGTTTTCATATTACTTGCTCCTCCTTAGCTAGATTATTTCGGATTGTGAGGTAGTGTTCAACCACCTCAATCTCAACGCCGAATCCTGTGTCTTTTAACATATACTATTTAAATTTAAATACTATTTAAATGTTTCGGTTTAATTAAAGTTTCATAATAATTATAAGCCTCACCCCATTCCTTTGCAGTGTCACATCTCCTCATTAAATATTTTCTAGCTTGCTCATCAATCATATCCTTCCTTTGAGGTGTCTCTGCAAAATTCCGGACATCCGCAAAATCTTCCAATTTATATTTTATTTGCTTTCTCATTTTAGATTTAATTTTACTGGTTTAATTAAGTCCACAATAGCCTTTTCTTGTGGAGTGAGGGATTCATAGTATTTTTGAAAATAAGGGCACTGGGAGGGCTCAGAATAGCTGCAGCGAGGTCTCTGGATTCCGCCTGTGGGTTTGAATTGTCTCCCATTTGCCTTATGCGTGCAGAAAAATCTTTTCTCTCTAAAAGGGCATTTCCAAATCATAGTTTTTCCAGGATGGAATCCAGCTCTTGGTCTATCCGACATTTAATTGCATACTTAACATGACTAAAATCAAGGACTTCTCCACAAGTGGGACATTTGACACTCGTTTGAATCTTGCCTAGTTTCTTGTTTTTTTGATTTTCCATGTTTTTTTCATATCTTTTATTCTTTTTTTTAGGATTTCTTTGGAACATGAGTCGCAGATTTTGCAAGTTGGTCCTGTTGGTTGAAAGGTTTTTTCGCAGATTTTGCAAGGTCTGCGAATAAAACTCCGGTTTGTTCTCATTAAAAAGTAATGAATTTAAGAGGTGATGATCAAGATGATCAAGATGAACAGGTAACCTTCACTCATTTCCCTATAGAGAAGTAAGTGGGTTTCACTTGTTCATCCTGTTCATCCTGTTCATAAACACTTAATTATTCGATTCCTCCTTCCATTTTAACCCAATCCAGGCCCTAGCTCGCTTATCGATATCCCAGGGAGCGGGCCTCAATTTCTGAGAAATCCCCAATTCTTTCATTTTTCTTCCAATATCAACATCTGAAATCTCCCGGAATCTGTTTTGTCTGCACCACTCATTCAATTTCTTTCCGAAATCATGTTTCCAAATAACCCCATCATATTCCTCAATCGTGAACTCTCTCATGAATTTTCCAAGTGGGTTCGAGTGGTCCTCAAATCTTTTCATCCTCTCATCAATAGTCCCCTCATTAGTGAAACTCCTTGACTCAATCAAATCCTTCAAAATCATAGAACATTTGACAGCCAAAGCAGAATATTCTTCATCTGGAATAGTTGCGAGAATATCCTTCTTCTCTGAAAATTGGTTCGGAAAATCAATAATCATCCAACGCCTATAAAATCCGATTGTCTTGTCTGAGGTTGTTGGGAGATTATTTGTTGCGATGATTATCTTTGCATAATTAACACCCTCAAAATGGTCCTTATTTTTATATTCAAAACCAATCGAATCACCTCCGCATAATTTCTTAAGAACAGATGTTTTATTCATTTCTGAGAAATTTGTTTCTCCCATCTGACAGACAAGTTTTTTATGAAGTCTCGTTATTTCAAACCGACTCTGCAATAGAGTGTCAAGCTCAGTCGAACAACAATTTGAATCTCCAACAAATCTTTTTAATAAATTTAAAAAACAACTTTTCCCATTCATTCCAGCCCCAATAAAACAGAAAATTCTATGAATCGGATAAGAAGGCAATAAAGAATAAGCAATTATTTCATAAAGAGTTTGAACATTCTCCTCTCCAACCCACTCCACAAAAATCTTATCCATCGTCGGAGTTTCAAAAAATCCATTCTCATCCAACTCATAAGGAATCGGGTTCGTGACAAACAACATCGGAGTCGCTCGCTGTTTCTCCCCTGTTTTTATATTAATAATTTCATTCTTAAATTGAACCACATTCGGCCCAACTTCAATCGGCTTATTTAATCGACTGACCTGACGCAAGGCCTCAAGAATCTCCGACTTCTCTTTTGAATTAATTGTGTTTATTGCAACCTGTTTCTCTATAGCGTTTAATATATCCGTCTCGTCGACACGCTCCCATTTTGTTTCCGACCAATCCCACAACCACCAATTTCTCGCTCTGTCATAATAACAGGGCTGAAATTCAATAATCTGCTCTGCCAATTTCTTCTTATCAAACACAGCACCGACGACATTTCCAAGATTTTTTCCTGCCTCACTCTCCATCTTCAAACTCCTTCATTTCAATTTGACAAACATAACAAACCTTCATAACAAGGGTATCGTCAAACCTTCTCGTTCTTTTGCACTTCAGACATTTAAAGACTTTCATTCTCGGACCTCTGCGTCTTTAATGTCATCGAATCGAATAATTTTATAAGAATTAATTTTATAATCAAGAATCTCAATCACTTCATCATCACAATTCAAAATCTTTCCCTCATATCTCCAGCCATTCATTAAAAAGATTTTGACTTCTTTTCCTTTGCTTTCATTCATCCGCTTTTTTATTATTTCGCTCATGTTATTATTAA